CAACGCATCCTTGTGCGAGTGCAGCGACTCGACAATCCTGTCGTGCCGCTCTTCAGCGTTCGACGCATCGTTGTGCAACGACGCGATAACATCATTAGCGGTGTTCAGGCTGGCGGTCAGCGCATCCTTATCGGCGCGCAGTGCCGTGACCATCTCCTCCATGCCGGTAGCATCGGCGCGGAGTCCATCTGTTTTGTGCTCTGTCATAGTAGTATCTCCTTGTGGTGGTTCACTCGACATTGAACGAACCCCCTTGCGCTCCACCGAAGTGAAGCGCTCAGGGTTAGTTCTATGCAGCGTTAGCTACATTCACCATGTAAGTGTGAGCGTTGGTGTGCCGTGGAATTGCAGACGCCACCGCACCGCGCTTCAACCCCTCGGTCATAGCGTTGTACAGGCTCCACATGGAGCGCTCCCCAAACGCATCCTCCCACTTCTGAACGGTGGGGTCTTGCGTGCCGTCACCCAACAGGGGCAACGACGAGCCCGGCGAGCGCCATTCCTTGCGGACAACCCCGGCCTGCTGAGGTCGAAGCACGCCTTCGTACTCCGCGACCCCGATGATCTCCGCACCACGGGTCTCCTCGCAGGGGACGCCTTCCAACAGTTGAATGTCCTCCTTGAGGCGTGCCGTACGCACGTCGTAGTTAGACAGGCAACGGTCTACAATCTTCTTCCAGTCGGGCCACGCCCTCAACGTGTTCTTGCGAACCTGCTGAAAGTCTTGGCCACTGAAGCACAGATTGTCACACACAAAGGCGTCAAGCCCCGACACCAGCCCAGCCTTGAGAGCTTGCGTGTCACTGTTACGCAGCCCCAGCACCTGGCGGAATCGGGGGTCCTCGTCTTCGTACCGAATGATACCGAAGAAGTGCGATCCCCCCTGCACCTTGTTGATACCCCACTGGGCCTCACCCTCCATACCGAAGTGCGCATTGGCTCGCTCCAAAGTGTAGCTCGCCATGTCATAGAACGGTATGGGATAGTGACGGTTACCCTTGCTGGTATGCACCATGCTACGCATGCACTGAAGGTCAGTCGTCTCCGCTCCACAATGTAACATTAGTCCTTTCATTAGATAGGTCTCCTCATTCTAGCACTGCTAATCTCAATGGGCGCAACCCAGCAAACCAGGGATGTGGCCACATCGTAACTTACACAACCTCCGTACCAACTCTACCCCCCATTACCGGCGGGGAGTGTAGGGGGTCGAACCCTACCAAGTTGACGCCTGATTTGCTGGGTTGCACCCACTGAGTAGACACCCGAACAACATGCTCAGGTGCACTGCTTACCCCGCGACAGAGTCACAGGGTAAACAGGTTGACTGACAACCTAACCGAGCTTCACCGGCTCCTTGCGGAGCGACCCCGGCGGCATCACCTTCCCAGGGTGCCAGGTCCAGACGACCGGTGGACTGCCCTGCCAAGGCGCGACAATCACGTAACCGTACCCCACCTCGATCGGCTCGACTGTCGGCGAAACAATCTGCAGTCTCCCGTTCTCTGAGTCATGGCCAGAAAACTCTACCCGCAAGTCGGGGAGGGTCTCAGGGTCAAGGTCGCCGAGTTGTGCGCAGCACTGGTAAGCAACCACGCCCTCCTGGGCTGGAATCTCGAAACGGAAGTACCAGCACCCTTCCAGGTAGGCCTCTGGGGCCTGTGCCTTCACCGATTCGGTGCAATCAAACCAGTCCCAGCGCCGGAGCGCCTCGATGCTCTCCATGCCGGTGAGCCTGGGTCCCAGTGACCCCGCAACGCTCCGGTGAGCAACAAAGGAACCCTCTCTGCGGTAGAACGCTTCGATGCCGATGGCCTCGTGGTTCATGCTGCTGGCGAGAATGGTGCACTTGTCCTCGTAAGGTATGGTGCGTATCCCGTCAACCCACTCTCGTCCGTTGCGACCCGTGGGGTACTCTTCTTTTATGTTTTCGCTCATTGCTGTGTCTCCTAAACTAGCACTGTTGAATTGAATTCCCCCTGCAGGCGGAGACGGGGAGTCGAACCCCGATAGCCCGGCCACGTCTACACGTTGGATAGCCCGTCAGTGGCTAAACGCCTCAGGGCCCGTGCAGGGTGACTGCTACTCCTCGTTTCATTTACTCGCACACACACACGTAAGGCGCTCGCCACATCCCAGGCACCCCGATGTGCGGGGTTCCGGGGCCGTTCATGTGGTGAATCAGGGCGTGATGCTTGTATTGCAGCATCGCGTTGTGCGACTTGCATTCCAGTGTGTGCTTCTCGTCCAGTGTGTTCTTCTTTACCTCTTCTTTGCGTGTCATGCTATGCGCTCCTAGTGTAAGCTTTGCTACATGCAACCGACTCTTAGCACGACGTGTATGACGCCGTCGCTTTCGCGTTATCAACCCTGCACCACGTTGAGGTGGCCGGTTATCGCAGGACGGGCACAGCGCGGGAGTTGAACCCAGTACGCCAGGATTTTGCTGCCTGTGGAGCCCGGAATTGAAGGCCGTTTCTGCGCCATTACGGGCGTGATCACCTCACGCGGGGTATGTGCGTGACCTGCAGAGTCTACGCTTTCACCGATGGACCGCCTTCCGTACTCGTTCTCCATGTGCCGACACACCCGAGAACATCTCAGGTGTACCGCACACACTCCGAATGAATCGAGGTGTGTACGGGTTAGCCTCGCGGCTTCACCAGCAGATAGGTGCCGTCGTAGTTGTACACCCACAAGTCCCAGGGGTAGCCGGACATACCCTCGGACACTACTTGCTCCTCATCCCCGCCAGGGTTGACCAACCTAACGGCAACCTTGTTGTCTAGGTCAATGTATGACCCGCCCCTCGCATATACCAGCGCTCGTTCCCTCACTTGCCAGTACCCGGCCCCACCTAAGAGAGCCCAGGCAATCTCCCCCGATATGGCGGCAACCACAACGAAGCCGCTAGGCGGGTCCGTTATGTATGTCCTGGTGTGCTCTTCGTCATCCATGCAGTAGTCTCCTAAATCAGTCACGCGGGAAGTAGTAGGACATGGCACCCATTGTGAACCCGAGCACTATAGAGAACCAGAATGCAACCCGTGCAAACCCTACCTCACATAGCGCCCCGTCAAATGAGATGGTATCGATTGCCACGAAACCAGTGAACACAAGCAATGCACAAAGCACTGAGAGTATCACTGCCTGCACGGCCGTGTCGATTCCCCCCTTACACGCGTCGTCCATGTAGGCGAGCGCTCTAATTAGTTTTCCCATTTGGGTGTACTCCTTGTTGTTGGTTGAATTACCGCGCCAACATACGACCGAGGTCATTAGCTGGCGGAGTGTTCAACCCCATGAACGCTCAAGGTTGCCCCGTGCTATGTGTTCTGCCAGGTATACAGGCATGAAGCGAATCACGTCTTCTACCGCCTTATCAGCCTCCTTTGGTACCTCTGTCTTTCGCTCCGGAGGAGTCCAAGAGTAGACGTTACCGTCGGGACCAACTATCGTGATTTCCGCGCCGGGGAATTTTTCTTTTGTTATGCGCCGTGCTTCGTTCGCACTGTGGAACCCCAACAAGCGCGTATTGTGTCGCTTGTCTCGGGCCAGTGTGCGAATGACTGCAAGCCAGGGTTCCGGGTAGAGACTGCCGTCCCTATCGTCGCCGCCGACTAGCTTGTCATGAAGCCAAGCACGCCGAGCCTTATAAAGATTGCCCCATGCGGCCGCCATTCTAGCGACGCGACACGGCACAGCCTCTTGAAAGGCTTCGTCGTCCCCGCGAAAGTGCACGGCCATCACGACCGATATCTCCGCGCGTCGAGTTTTCTCGAACTTGCGGAGCTTACGCAGGAACGCACGCTTGCGTTCATTGGGCATAGTACCCTCCATATGTTTCAAACCGGTTTTTTCGGTTCACTTCCTTGTGAGTGTGCCGTTGTGACACGCCGGACCATGTAGCACATGCCGTGCCAAGTGTAGCGCGGACTATGGTCGAATGTAGCTAAGTGTGCGTGATTGTAGGGAGAATGGTGCGCATTTTTATTTTGGGAGGGGTGTGAGGGGCGATGTTGGCGGAGGTAGAGTTGACAATTTGCGTCAGTGTGTTTTGTGTCATATTTGACACGGTACAGGCTCAAACGCTTGACTGCGCTCCGGTCGGCGGAGTGACAAAAAATGGCACGTTATGCGCAAAATGTCACCCCAAAAGCTAACCGCTGTACTGCTCTGCTATTTCCCGCCTAACGCCGTGCCAGGGGTGCGCTAGTGCATACGGATACATCGGGGCAATGAAGGCGGGAGAGAGTAAGCACGGGCCTGTGAGAGCATACCATGGGGGACGGTTGGCGGTAGGGGCAATCGGGTGTTTAGTGTCAAGTGAACAGGTAACAGAGTGTGTAGTGTTTAGTGAACAGTGAACGATGTGTTAGGTGTTAGGTAAACAGTGAACACAATGTTTAGTGTGAAGTGAACGGTGAACAATGGGGACGAAAGGGGCTATACTAAAGGACGCACGTGTGTGTGTGCGCGGCCGTGCGTGTGCGTGTGCGTGTGTGTGCGCGGCCGTAGGCGCGTGTGCGCGGCTGCGCGTGCCTGCGCGCGCGTGTGTGTGCGCAAGGGGGGCTACCCTAACCCATACCTTATATTATATATACCCCCCTCTATCAGTTCGCCCTCCCCCCAAGAAAGAAGAAGTCCCCCCACTTATATTACTCCTCCACTTCCCCCTCAATCTGCGGAAACTTCTCTGGGTTGAACGACTCGGCTCTGTCCCCTTTGATATCGGTGAACACGGCCCCATCAGACTCCATGAGAGCCTCCAGGCTCGACGACATGGGCACGAGCTTGGCCAGCCTATGGATGGCTGTCTTCATGGCCATAGCGCCGAAGTACTTGCCCCAGGGGGTCTTGTCGGCGTACCCCCCTTTGGAGGCATTTGAGTAGCTGCTACTGGCATCTCGGGCCAGGTGAATCTCTTCAATCCCAATGACGACGACGGTCTGGATTCCGTTGTTGTGCACGGCCTTTGCCCAGGCTCCGATGACCTCTCCACGGTTCGCCAGAGCGGGCTTGTGTCGAACCCAGCCTTCTCCGGTGTCGTAGTCGTACTTGTCATTCTCCCGAATCTCGCTCGCGCTAGCGGCGTACGTGGTGACGTTGTCGATCATCTTTGAGATATAGCCCCGATAACCCGCCTGAAACTGGGCCTTCCAGCCCTTCGACTTGCTGTCATAGTACGGGACGGCATACGCCTGACCGAGGATACCCCCGAAGCTCAGCCCCAGTATGGCTGCCTCCATGGCGCACCCGATGATTGACGCCGGGTCACACTTGGCAAGGGCGGGGTTTTTTCTTACCTCCTGGAAGAGCCTCCCTAGATGAGCCTCTGCGTTAATATTTCGGCCCACCTTGCCGACCCACGATATGGCCTGTTCGCTCATGATGCGGGCTACACCCCGTCCATTGCTTGAATTGTCAGGTACTGCTACCTGCTGGTTCAGCGGCAGTGCCGCCTTGTTCTTAGCTGCCATTACTTGGCCTCCTTCAAAACGCTTATACGCATACCCGTCCGATATGGCCGGCTGCGTGTGTAGTACTCATTGACATCGATTGTAGGGTTCTTCGCTTTGAATAGCTCTAAATCGAATTTCTCCCTGCCTGGATTCTGCCCCCACGATATGCGGTGACGCGCAGTCTCCAGACGCCTATGTCCCCCGATACGCTCAGCTATGTTGCTCTTGAGCCACTTGTGGCGCTCTGTTACCTCCTTTAGCTCTTTGTCTATCTTCAGATAGTCTGAAACGAACACATCCAACTCAGCGTCCAGAATGGCTATGCCCTCGTCGCTGACGTTGCGATATATGTCCCTGACCGCGTCCCAGCGCTTGGCACCGTCCTGTATCAGGTTGAATATCGCTAGCTGGTCGTCACCCTCGCACGCATCGAGGAACGTCTTCACCTCACTGAAGATGAACGCTACCTCTTCCTCATCGCGCTCTATGAGCCTGAACACCAGGTCCCCGTTGAAATTGGCGATAAGAACGCCGTAGTCAGCGCCAGTACATGCCATGTTCCATATCACCTGAACACGATACCCAGGAGGACAGCACGGCTGGCCATCCTCCGTCGTGTACTGGCTCTTGGTGCCTAGATTGGTGTTCTTGACCTCAAGGACCAACTTGCCCAAGATCTCGCTGATGGCAAACCCATCGGGGCTACAAGCCGCCCAGAGGTACTCAGGATGCCTCACGAGCCTCGCGTCACACTCAAACTCCTGGTATTGGCCGGGACGGTCTGTATGGACCGCCGCAGCCTCCAGAATCGGAGCCTCTGCCGCCAAGCCAATCTTCATCCGCAGCTTCTGGGAAGCCGTGAACTCAGGCCGGTAATCCGGCGACTGCCACTCCTGGTATACGTCCATCGGGTTGCCGTACCCAAGACTCAACGAGTTGACCGCCTTGGTCGCCGTCATCAAGCCCTGCCGGCTCTCCAGCCAGACATCGTCCCCCTGTGTCCATTTCGCTAGACAGCGGACCATTATTGCCTTCCGCCATTCTCCCACAATAGATACCATAGTCATACTTGTCCTCCTTGAAAGTGCATATTCGCACAGTAGATTCCCCCCTGTCAATCACACGTTCCCACCTTTTTTTCACACGCCAGTTGACAGCTTACGGCCATTGGTGCGAACCTGCACCCATGAAAAGTAAACACGCAATAACAAAATACTTGGAAGAGCATGGTAAATCGCTGACGCAACTGGCTAGAGATGCAGGGCTAAATCACTCAGTCCTGTCTCGAATACTGTCTGGTGTCACGAAGAACCTAACCGTGGATACAGCCGAGCGAATTGCGGACGCAACAGACAACAATCTGACCGTCCACGAGATTCTCGGTCTTCAGCCGATTTACATAATCCGAGAGGTCTATGTGCAATCCGGCACGGGGAATGAGGAGGATTCCTCGCGTAATAAGGAAGACGCGCCCGGTAAAGACAGTACTTATCCTAGTACTTCGTTCGGTAGTACCGTAGGTACTACCTCTCTACGTCCTAGTCTAAGTCCTGACCAAAGGTCGGCAGATGGTGTTCTTGGTCAGATTTTCGACCGCTGGGTCGAGATGTTCGGCAAGGACCCGAGACGTACGTTGCTGACTTTGAAGCGCAAGCAGAAGATCCGAGACGCACTGAGCAGGTCATCACGCGGCATAATCTTGGACAGCCTCAGGGGGCATGCGAACAACCCTTGGCGTCATGGTGTCAGCACCCGCAACGAGCTAATCACCCTTCTCCGTGAAGACAACATCCAGCGGGGGCTGGACGACTTGGAGAAGTTCGGTATGAAGTCCGAAGAGCAGCCGGAAGAGGATTTTTGGAGACAACAAGCAGAGCAAGAACGGTTGCTAGCTGGTGGGAGGAAACTACATTGAGCACGAATATCCGTGGGGGATCTGTTGAGCGGGCGGAGAAGGCCTTACTTGGGGCCTTGCTTTTGGAGCCCGAATATTTCGACGACGTGGCCGAGCACATCCAGCCCGGCGACTTTGATTCAGACCAGCACAAGGAGGTTTTCAGGGCGTTCTTGGATTTGAGAGAGCGGGGATACTCGTGCGACATGCTCAGCATTTGCCGGTATCTTGAGACCAAGGGGGTCACCACCGTCAATGCCACCTTCCTTGGCAGCTTGATGTGTGACGTCCCGGCCACCACCGCGATACCGCAATACACGGAGCTTGTCAGAAACGGCGCTCTTCAGCGCAGGGTGATGGACTGCACCAAGGGCCTGATGTCCGCCGTAATCAGCGGCAATGAGGATTCCATATCGTCGGAGATAAAGGCGTTGGTTGACCTGTGGGACAGCGGTTCGGTCAAGGAGTTTTGCTCCCTTACCAGCGCAGCCAACCGGTACGTCGAGATACTGCGTCAGATGGAGACCGGCGATTATCCATCGTGGAAGTCTGGCATCTCCCTGTTTGACGACATCTGCAACGAGAGCCTTGGCGGTGGATTGCATCCTGGGCAGCTTATGATTGCCTGTGGCCGCGCCGGGGCTGGTAAGACCACCATTGCCCTATATCTTGTGCGGGAGCTTGTCAGACACAACAAGGACCTCAACGCCTGTTTCTTCTCTCTGGAGCTATCGTCCCCCTCGATGGGTGGAAAGCTCGTCAGAACGGAGATGGGATTCGACAAGGACAAGACCTTCCGCGAGAATGCCGAGGAAGGTGCGAAGGTCATCGAAGACAGCTACGGAGACAGAATCCAAATCATCGACCATACCGGAATGTCTCCGCAAAGCATCCTCGCAGGCGCTCGCCGGATGGCTCGCGCAGGAGTCAAGATTTTCGTCATTGACCACCTTCACCGGGTTGGATACCCGCAGATAGCGGATGGTGGGCTTCGGCATCAGATAGGCGACTTTTGCAAGAGACTGACGGATTTTGCCAAGGACTATGGCGCACTAGTTATAGTATGCGCACAGCTAAACAGGCAGTCTGAGCGTGAGCAGAGGGCCCCCATGATTAGCGACATAGCTGAGAGCGGCCAGGTAGAGCAGCACGCAGACATAATCTTGGCTATCTATGCAGAACCATCTCGCAGAGACCAGGTCAAGTTTGCCCTTATCAAGAACAGACATGGACCGCCAGCATGCCGAGACTTCAAGGTAAGCTGGAAGCATCAACGGTTTTTTGAAACGGAGGGATAATGTTTTCTATATCGACAGCGTGGCTACATGAAACATCAGATAAGCCACTGGAAGTTTTCGACAATCACATGAAGGGCTGGACTGGCCTCAAGTGGACTCCAGCTAACGGCAAGTCCTACACGGTTGTGTTTGTCGATTTCCCCGATATCGTAGAAGAGCGCCTTGGGATGCCCTCACGGGAGATACTCGTGAGCATCATGAGCCCTGCGAAGGTCTACTCGGCCTTCATTGCCCCTGAGGGGGAGCACAGTGACGCCTCGCTCCGGAAGAAGTTCGGGGTGCAGGGTCATCTGCTGACCGGCCTGAGCGCGGTTATTCACATGGCTGTGCCCCTGCTTGACAAGAAAGTCGGGATGCAGAAGTGGAAGAAGCTCACTGGGAATGTTGAGAAAGCCTTGCATTGACGTCATTTGCCCGATGATCCCTCGCGGGAAGGGGCGGCCTCGCTTCTCCCGCAAGTCGGGGAGGGTCTACACCCCAACCGAGACCAGGAAGTGGGAAGCCCAATGCGCAGCCATCCTCGCCCAACATACCCCGGAAGAGCCGCTGGACGGACCACTAGTCATGGACATACTGTGTGTAATGCCGCGTCCTGGCTATATGCTGAAGAAAGACCGCACAGGTAACTACAAATGGCCAGAAACGCTGATATACCAGACAAAAACGCCAGACCTGGACAATTTGTACAAGGCTGTTCTGGACGTGGGGACGGCGGTGAAGTGGTGGAGGGACGACTGCCAGATAGTGTGTGGTACGGTAATGAGGGCCACGGCGGAGATGGAGGGGAAGCCGAGGATAGAGATAATGGTGTCGAGGGTGTACGGAACCCCGGAGGATTTGTGGCAGATGACCAGGAGACACAGGGGCAGCAAGTTGATCTAAGCGTTATCAGGTCGCCCAACCAGGAGCTAGCGGCCAGTGCTGTTGCTCAGTTCCGCCAGCTAGCGTCGGAGTCAGGATACGACATAGACGACCTCAGGATGACATTTGCTGGCATGGCGATATCTGCGCTAGTCAGAGATGACATGAGCCCATCTGATATATCCAAGACCATAGGTGCTATACGCGATGCTGCTGCTTTGATGGGCGTTGATTCCAAGCCTCTTGATGTCAGAAGGCGTGCAGAGGCAGAGGCAGATTTGATTATAGACGCGATCAACCCGCGCATAGAGGGTTTGCTCGACGCAATAGAAAGGGGAAAGAATGCCGCCGAAGCTGAGCCGGAAGGAGCAGGAGTTACTGCTACAGCATACTCGAAGGTGCAAGAGTGACCCTAGGTATTGCTATGCGTCACACTTCAAGGTTATCTCTGAGAAGGGATCTCTTGTAGACTTTGGCCAGCTATACCCCGCTCCACGACAGCTACAGGATTGGATGGATGAGTGCTTGAACACCGGGCGTCCTGCTCGCGGCATCATCCTCAAGGCTCGTCGTCACCGCATATCAACCTGGGCGCAGGCTGCTATCCACCATTCATGCTTGTTCAACCGCAACAGGAACGCTGTTGTTTGCGCACATGATGAGGATACATCCAAGCTCATCTTCCGTATGCAGGAGACGTTCTTCAACAACCTTCCGGACTTCCTACGACCCATGAAACGCAGGGCTAGTGTTGGGGAGCTAGTGTTCGATAATCCTAGTGAGGCTGGCCGCATTACAAGCCCTGGTCTGAATAGCAGGGTACAGATTAGAACAGCCGGGGGCGCGGGAAGGAAGGCGGGTCTAGGGCAGGGTTCAGCGGGCGTTGGGCGCGGCGACCGTATCGACCTCTTTCATGGGTCAGAGATCGCGTTTTGGCCCAACGGGCATGAGGTCTTCAGGGGGTTTGCACAGGCTGTCCCAGAGGCCCCCGGCACAGCGATTCTACTAGAGTCAACGGCAAATGGACAGGGCGGATTTTTCTACGATTTGTGGCGTGAAACCATGAATGGTGCCACCGGGTACACGCCATTCTTCTTCGCCTGGCATGTCCACCCAGAATATACGGGGTCTTATCTGGCGGCTCACGGGCGGCCTGAAATGGCTCCAACAGACGACGAGCTAAGCATTTTCACCGACTGGGCGCTGAACAAGAAGGTCGGCTCCACGGAGACAGCAGACAGGCTGGCAACCAAGCTCAAGCTAGACGAGGAGGAGCAGTTACTTGCGTTACATCAGGATGTGGATTGGGACCAACTCAAATGGCGGCGTTGGGCGATTCGTAGCAAATGCGGCGGTCGGATGGAGACCTTCGACGTGGAGTACCCGTCGTCTTGGCAAGTGGCATTTGCCTCATCTGGTACGCCCCGATTCGACAATAGAAAAGTCCAGGTGTGGATGAAGAGCGTGGCTCCGTTTTCGCCCGTCCTACTGGAGGCCACAGCCGAGAACTGGGAGTGGACAAAGCATGGGCTTATTGACCCGCTCATCCGCCCGAGGGGCGACCACAGGGGGCAGGTTCACATGCTTACGCCTCCTGTCCCCGGCCATGCATACGTCATAGGTGGCGATGCGGCACATGGGCTTGGGCTCGATAGCAGTGCTGCGGTTGTATACGACGCCACTGACAGCAGCGTGGCAGCGTGGGTAGCCGACCCTTATATGAAGCCCGAGGAGTTAGCAGAACACATGCTGTACATGGCCTGGTATTACAACCGAGCCATCATCGCCCAGGAGAGCAACGCGCCAGGAAACCTTACAGTTCACTACCTTACAGAGAGTAATTATCCCTGGCTTTATTTCCGTCAAAGATTTGACGTAACCAAAAACAGACACACAGCAGAGCCTGGCTTCAAGACAGACCAGCGCACCCGCGAGCTTATCATTTCGTACTTCGACGGTCTCATCGTATCGGACGCAATCAAGATACAGTGCAAGGAAATACTCGAACAAATCACCACATTTGTATACGATAAGCAGACTGGGCGGGCAGACCATCTGGACGGCTGTCACGATGATTTGCTTTTCTCGCTTATGATAGCCGCATGGGTTGCTCACCATGAAAAGCCAGAGCGTCCAGACGACATACGCGGGTCGGACGATTATTGGAGCATAGAGCCTCCAAAGGATGAGAACGCAGAACAGGCGTTGTCAGAGTACGATTCAGGCGATAGGATACAAACGATGTTAGAACTCTTCTCCTAGGGGATAGCATGGCATATTTCGGGCAGCAGATGTATGGAGGCCGCAGGCCAGAAGACGAGCTATACGAGCAGTTGCAGCGCGAGGCTGCTATTGGCCAAATGGGGGCTCCCGGTGGCTTGTATGGAGGCTCGTCTGGCCCCGGAGGCCCTGGAGGTCCCGGCAGACCACAGCCCACCGGAAGAAGGCAACCGAGGCAACGCACCCAGACGCCCTTAGTGCGGGGCCCTGCTCCGGTGGAAGAGCCCTCGGGGTGGGAGCAGTTCGCAGAGGTGGCCGCGCCGATTTTAGGCATGGGGCTTGGCGCTGCAATTGGCGGCCCAATCACGGGCGGTCTTGTCCCCGGAATGATGGCCGGTACCGCTGTCGGTTCGGCAACGTCTGAGGGGCTCAGGATGACCAGAGACCCGAGAGCCCAGACCCAGCCAAACCGCATGGGCGACATCCTTGCGTCGGGAGCAACGGGCACGGTCAGAGCAGCCCAGCAGAGGCCGCAGCAGCAGCAGTCAACGCCTCCCCCGCAGTCTTCATTCGCACAACCGCAACCCCAGCAGGGCATGGCAGGTGGTTTCACCCCGTACGGTGACGCAGGGATGATGGAGCAGCCGGATACGCGGGAATACTGGGAGTGGCTTAATAGGATGAGGTCGCAAGGGTAGCAATAAGATGGCAAAGCTCACACCAGAAGAAATCAACCACAGGTTCCGCGTTCTCAGGGACCGTATGTGGCCTCGGCATAAGCGCTGGATTGGCACGATTGCCGCCGTCCGTGGCGAGCCGGATAAGGTGTTTGTGGGCGACAGGCTTGTCAGTCTGAACAGCTTGCGTTCTGAGAATGCCGAGAGCATCAACGTGTCGTCGAACGTGCTGTTCCAGTCACTTCGCGGGATGGTTTCCAGCGCGATGACCCAGGAGCCCGCCCCGGTTGTGGCCCTTGGCAGACCCGGCAGAGATGCGCGCAGGCACGCCAGGGCGTGTGAGAGGCTCCTCAGGTGGTTCTACTACGACAAGGAGTTCAAGCAGTCTCTCCATGATTGCCTGACCTGGACGTTCATGACCGGCACCGGGTTCTTCGGTAGCCTGTGGGACCTCAATGCAGGCGACCCCCAGAACGTCCCTATCCTCGCCAAGGACGGCAGTATTGCGATGGAGGAGGGCTGGGCACCCGTGCTAGACCAGGATGGGCAGCAGGTTATGTCTGCATCTGGCGCAGGGCCAGGCAACCCGCCGATTCCAGTATTCGAGAAGAAGCTGATGCCGAAGACGAAGTGGAAGATGGTGGGGGACCTGCGGTTCTTCGCGCCGTCTCCGTTTGACATCTTCCCAGAGCCAGCAAAGACATGGTCAAACGTCAACTATATCATCCACCGGCAGACCATCCCGCTGGAAGAACTAAAGAACGTATACGGGCGCAAGGCGTCCAAGCTAGCTCCGAACGTGGATGAGAACTCGTTTGTCGACCTGATGGATGAATACGGCAAGCCTGGCGACAGGGAGTCCCGTAATAGCCTTGTCAGAACGCTTCATTACTATGAGAAGCCCAGCGTCAAGCATCCAAAGGGCGTATATGCCTGTGCTGCTGGTGATACGCTTCTTTATAGCGGTGAGTTGCCGGGCGGCAGGCTGCCGGTTCACCCTGTGTACGACTTGCGTGTCCCCGACGCCATCTGGGGTGAGTGCGGGCTGGAGCAAGCGGTCGATGCGCAGCGGGCGCTCAACTCTTGCGAGACGGATATCCAGAGAAACCGCAAATTACACGGAAATCCGGCCCTGATTGCCGATGAGGGCAGCATTAGCCGTGGTATTACCCGTGTTTCTAGCGTCCCAGGGCGTATTATCCAGGTAAATCGCACATCTCAGCGTCCTCCTGGCTTCCTGACGCCCCCGGCGATGCCGTCGTGGATGAACCAGGAGCCCGGTCGGCTTCAGAACCTGATTGAGAACCTGTCTGGCGTCCATTCTGTCTCCAAGGGGGAGAATAAGGGCATCATGTCGGGTCGCCAGGCCGCTGTTGTCCTCAGTGCTGACCGGGCAAAATGGGGTCCCACAATCCGGGGCATGGCCATGGCTGTAGAGGCTATGAGCGAGCATGCGCTAACCCTGTGGAGGGACTACGGGCCCATTGAGCAGACTGTAGACGTATACGGGCCTACCGGGTCACCCATGGACGTTCTGACATTCCATAGGGGATACGTACCAGACAGAATCAAGGTTGTAATTGATGCATCTACTATGATGCCATACAACGAGGAAATCCGCAGACAGCAGATAAACGAAGCATGGCAGATCGGTGCCATACCAGACATACAGATGTACTGGCGTCTCCAGCGTCATGGGGAGATGGGTCGGTTGCTCGGTGCCGATGAGCCATCACGCGGCCAGGCTCGCAAAGAGCAGGACATGATGATGATGACTGGCCAGATAAGCCAGGTGTTCCCCCATGAGGACCATCCCATCCATGTGGACGAGCATCTTGAGTGGATGCGGTCGTCAGAATGGTACGAATTGCCAGACGAAATAAAGCAGCTAACAACTGCGCACTTGAACATGCACATACAAATGATGTCTAATCCAGGCAACCCGGTTTTGACCGGAGCATCACCGATGCCCCAGTTGGAAGCGGGCGAGGGGGGGATGAATCTGGCCCCTACGATGAACCAGGCACCGGGGGCAATGACTAACCCGGGGGTAGCGCCCCGTGAACAAACAGGTGGATAATGAGTGACGAACACACAATTGACACAAGCGAAAACAAAGAGCAGGGCGGGGTTGACTCTGCCAGTCTTGCAGAGGCCATCGCATCAGCAGTGCGCGAGGCAGTAGCTCCGCTGTATAATCAGCAAGACATGATGATGCAGCAGCGCCAGCAGATGAATACACCACGGCAGCGCCAGCCAACAGCGGCGGATGTCGGCCTTGACAACGACGACCCGTATGCGAACCAGTTCACGACCCTCATCCGCGAGCTTGGCTCTATGAAAACAGAGAACAATAGTTTGCGTGACCAGGTGCATAACCTGGGTGTTTCGACGATGCAGAACCAGCTTGGCCGCGATGTAAATGCAGCACTACAGGCACAAAATGTTCCTACTCCTTTACATGAAGCATTTAGTGCTGTTATATACAGTGTGTTGCAGTCTGGACAGCAGACTACACCGGAGGCAGTAGCAAGCAATCTGATGAGGGGCGTGAATGAACACAGTGACAATGTCAGGAAGAACGTAGCGGAACAGGCCGCCATGCCTAAACCGCCTACCTTCCGAGGCCAGGAGCTTGGGCCAGAAATGCCGACTGCGGATACCATGGAAGAAGCTCACGAGATGTTCGCAGAGCTTGCAGATGCAATCAGTCAGGGCGCTAGCTTTGAACCGCTTACTACAGATGCCGAAGGCTAGGAGGAACTAAAATGGCGGTGGATCTTTCACAACTGGGTGGACTTTTAAAAACGGTATATCAGGGCCCCCTGAACAAGGCCATCGGTGACAGAGTCTTGCTCTGGAACGACCTGAGTAGTATCGGGATGAAGCGCGTGAAGGTGGTCGGTGAGACCATCTACTGGGGCGTCCTGCTACAGGGTGCTAAGGGTGTCGGCTACCGTGGAGCTAACGAGTTCCTACCTGTCGGCGATGCGAATGTTGTCCGTCAGGCTAATACCGACCTAAGCAGGTTCTACGCCACCGTTGACGTTGATAAGATGACCACAGAGGTTGCGGGACCATCCAGTTCCTCCTTTGCCGATTACCTGACGCTGCAGATGCAATTGATTCAGGACGAGGCGGTCTTCCACCTCAACCGATCGATTCACGGCGACGGCACGGGCGATATTGCTCATGTTGACGGCGCACAGTCCGATACAGCCAGCATCCTGCTCAAGCACATCAACGGCTACAGCTTCGGCGCTACCCAGTTCCTTGAAGACGAGAACACGCGAGTTGTGTTCCTCAATGGCGATGGGGCGGTTGTTGGGTCGAGACAGATCACTGCCATCAACTTCGCTACCGAGACCGTGACGCTGGATACGGCGATCACCGTTGGCGACGGAGACCGCATGGTCCTCGGTGACCAGTTCGGCCACTCTGGCGGCAAAGAGCCCACCGGCCTTCGCGGAATTATCAAGGACAGCGGGACGATCTTCGGTATCGACAGCGGCGACTACAAGCGCTGGAAGTCTCGAATCCTGAACGATTCCACAAACGAGGTTCCATACAACTGGGACCAAGCATATCGTTTGGTGAAAACGTGTACAGCACGAGGTGCCAAGAACCCGATGATTCTTCTGCATCCGGCTATCGCACGTGAGCATCGGCGT